AAGCACAACTGCTACAAGCGGCACGACAGACGATACTTTTAGTGTGTTTATGTCTAGTAATACTACCCCTGACTTCAAGGTTATAAGCAATGAAGGTATGATACCTCCTAGCATTACAACTACGGTTAGAGATGCTATATCTAGTCCTAATTCAGGAAGTACTATATACAACACTACAGATAATAAACTACAATTTTATAACGGAACTGCTTGGACAGATGCTGGAGGCGGTGATAATATATACACTGCTGATGGTACTATACAAAGTAACAGATTAGTAACTTTGCCAAATTCAGGTGCTTTAAGTTTTAGAGTTAAAAACACAACTAATTCTAAATTTAACATAGGTTATGAAGCTGGATATGGAAGTATATCTATAAACCCTGCTAGACCAACTAGTGGTAGTGTACATAGAATAGAAGCTGCTGGAGTAGCTATGCTTAGTAAATACACCGCAGGTAATACGTTATGGTTTGGTAATGAAGGCACTACAAACAACAGTTATGGATTTAATATGGGCGCTGCTCCTAATGGACTTTATACAACGGTTGTTACGATAAAAGGTCAAGGTTTAACTGGTTCTTCAACATCTTTGCTAGTTGAAGATTCTGCAGGAGCAGATATGTTGACTGTAAGAGATGATGGTGCTTTTACTTTAGGTAAAGGAGCATCCTATACAAATAGCACACCTAATACTAGTGTTATTATAGGAAATAGCGCTTTAGTCACTAGCAACAATAGTGTTGTGATAGGAGCAAGTGCTACTACAGCTTCTGGAGGTCAATCAGGTGTAATTGTAGGTGCTAACGCTTCTTTTGCTGCTAACAATTCTTTTGGAGTAGCTATAGGCGCAAATGCTAACGTCACCGGTACTAACGGTACAGCTATAGGTTATTCAAGTAAAGCTGGTGGAAACGGTTTAGCTATAGGTAGAGACGCTGAGGCTACAGGTAGTAAATCTATAACACTAAGTGCTAGTGGAGCAATATCGCAAAATACATCAGCTAATACATTTGATGTATATATGTCAGATGCTACAACTCCAGATTTTAAAATAGCCCACGATGGTAATTCTTATATAACTGGAACTGGTAACTTTGGTTTTGGTGCTGCTAACACTTCACCTACCGCTACAGTAGACATTGATGGTACGTTTAGATTAAGGTCAGCTACAAACGTTAGTGGTAAAGTACTAACTGCAGACGCTAACGGTAATGGTACTTGGCAAACTGCTAGCAGTGGCGGCGGTTATTCTCCTACTATAAGTGTAGAGAATACTAATGGTGGTGATGTAGACTTGTATGACGATAATATAGTTAGGCTATGGTTAGATGATAGCTCAGGTGATGATATTGAATTAGAAATAACAAATTATGCTTCAAGTACTTCTTCTACTTATCATGTAAACTACACCAACTATGAAGGTGGAGCTTCATCCGCTAGAACAACAACTGTCGACTTAAATCAATCTGGAGCAACATCAACAAGTACTTTAGATTTTAATTTTACAGACGATGAATGTATGAAATTAAGAATATGGTCACCAAGATTAGGATTAGGTGCTGGAGGCGAAGGCTCAGGTTTTCCTTTCTATGAAATAACAATAGTAAAATCAGGTACACTTTATACTGGATCTCCAGTTATAACAAGTGTGCTTAAATCAACATCATAAAATAAAAAACAACAATGGCTTTAAAAATAACAGCAAGCGGAGACGCTAAATTAGTAGTAAGTGGAACTGCTACTGAACTATCTGAAATTTACTCTAGACTAGAATTTGGATTACCGAAGAACGGAGCGTCTATGAATGCTGGGTTGTATAATTATGCTTCTCAAGCTTTATACGAAGCTGAATCAGGATCAACTTTAAGATTAGATAATTTTGGAACTAACTACAATGTAGAAATAGTAGCTCCAGCTGAACAATCGCTAATGACTGGTCATGAAGGAGTTAAATCTCAACTAGAAGCTTTAGGTTATACAGTAGAAATAGTAGATTTAAGTTAATGCAAGTGATATTAATAATACAAACAAATAACAATTAAATTTTATTAAATGAAAATCAAAGAAGAACAATTAAAAAAGATACAAGATCAACAAGGTAAAGTATCTAAAATACTTAACGAAGTAGGATATTTAGAAGCTAACAAGCATGGATTACTACATGAATTAGCAGAAGTAAATAAAGAAGTAGAAGAATTTAAAGGAGAACTTGAAAAAGAATATGGTCAAGTTAATATAAACCTTGAAGATGGTTCTTATACTGAAATTAAAGAAGAAGAGCTAGAAGAAGCTAATGTCTAATATTATTCGTAAAATAAGTATTGGAGCAGATTATAAAAATGAAGCTATGCATTATGCTGTAGGCCAATCGGTCTACGGCGGGCATAGTATTTCTAATATACTGTTTGAAGAAAAAGATAATTCTTACAATATATTCATAACTAAAGAAGACGAAGTATTGCCTTGGAAAAAGTTTAACTCTAATATGGCAATATCAGTTGAGTATGATCTCCAGTACTAATGGAAAGCTTATACAGATTTATTGTACAACCTAAAGGTGAACGTTACGATAATGAAAAAAAGGTAGGTGACAAAAGCCTTGTAACTAATACTAGAATAGAAACATTTCAAAGCGTTAGTAAAAGAGCAATTGTTATAGCTGTTCCAAAAGCATACAAAACAGAGATTAAAGTAGGTGATGAAGTAATAATTCACCATAACGTATTTCGTAGATTCTACGACATGAAAGGTAGAGAGAAAAACTCTGCATCATTTTTTAAAGATGATTTATTCTTTTGTGATATAGAACAAATATACCTTTACAACCGAAACGATAATTGGATATGCAACTTAAACTATTGCTTTGTACATCCAGTTGCTTCTATAGATCAGTTTAGTACACTTAAAGAAGTTCCACTTCTTGGTATAATAAAATATAGCAACAAGTCCTTAGAAGCGCTAGGAATCACTCCTGGAACCTTAATAACGTTTACACCCAACTCTGAGTTTGAGTTTGTAGTCGGTGATGAACGTTTATATTGTATGAAATCAAATGATATAGCCTTAACACATGACGATAAAGGAGACAAAGTTAAATATAATCCAAGCTGGGCACAGAGCAGTTGAAGAGTTAATTAAGATAGCTAGAGAACCTATTGTAGACTCAGAAGATGATATATCAGCAGATAGATTAAAGAACGCAGCAGCGACAAAGAAATTAGCTATTTTCGATGCATTTGAAATACTAACTCGCATCGAGAATGAAAAAGACATGTTAGAGGATAAACCTAAAGAAGTTAAGAAGGAAGAAAAAGCTTTTAAAGGTTTTGCAGAAGGGAGAAGTAAGTGATGTACGAGCAAACATTATATAAAGTATTAAAAGATTATATCAACCCTAAGATACTTAAAAAGAACAATAGGTATAAAAAATGGGAGTATGGATATAATAAAGAGTATGATTTAGTTATAATCAGTAGAGACGGAACTATTGGAGACATCTACGAAATACAAGATCTCAAGATTGCTATACCAGCAGTCTCTGAATGCTTTAAACGAAGCGAAGATAAAAAGGAACAATACTGGGAAAGACAAGAGTATCCAAAAGCCTTAAACAAAATAAAGTCTGTATTTGACTGGGAAGAATATCCAACTGATTTTAAAGAAGAATGGTATGACTATATCGATAAAGAATTTGAACGTCGCGAGAAAGGTTACTTTTATTATAACAAGGGTGTTCCTAATTATATCACTGGGACTCACTACATGTATTTGCAATGGTCAAAAATCGACGTGGGTGCTGCCGACTACAGGGAATCGAATAAGTTATTTTTCTACTTCTGGGAAGCATGTAAAGCTGATAGCAGATGTTATGGGATGTGCTATCTTAAAAACAGACGATCTGGGTTTTCGTTCATGGCTTCAGCTGAGCTCGTTAACGCCGCCACAATGTCGTCAGATTCAAGATTTGGGATCTTATCAAAAACTGGGGCTGATGCCAAGAAGATGTTTACGGATAAAGTCGTACCCATATCTCTTAACTATCCGTTTTTCTTCAAGCCGATCCAAGATGGTATGGATCGTCCTAAAACAGAGCTCGCCTACAGGGTACCAGCTTCTAAACTAACTAGAAGAAAGCTTGATGACAATGTTAAGTTATCAGATATCGTAGGTCTTGATACAACTATTGACTGGAAAAACACAGGTGATAACTCTTATGATGGTGAAAAGCTAAAGATATTAGCTCATGATGAAAGCGGTAAATGGGAACGACCTGATAACATATTAAACAACTGGAGAGTTACAAAAACTA